GGGCGGAGTGGTTTTAGTGCTAATTGGTCGCCCCTGACATGTAGCACGCCTTGGTAGGCAATAACGTATTAACGGCTAAATTACTACATATAAGTATACAATTGTACGCCTAATGTATACATATATGTTACAAAACAAAACGGCCTAGACGTTTTAAGCCTAGGCCGTTTACTACTTTATAGTATGTATACACTACTTAGTAGGATGATTAAGCTGACAGGGCAACTACTGCGTTCCAGCATGGTGCGTTGCAAATCAGGTTACCGTAGTAACCAATACGGATTTCCAAAGCATCTGCGTTACCAACTCGTAATCCTTCCAAACCTTCCAGACCGTAAGTCAAGATGTGTGGAGCTTTACCAAGTGAACGGAACTTCAAAGTGTCCATTTGCAACAGATAAGCTTTTTGGCTTGGGCAGTTGCGGTCTGGGATGACCGTAATAGGTCCATATGGAGCGTGAACACGGATTCCAGCAAAAGCGATGTCTGCTTCTTCGTGCTTAACATCAACGTACTGAACTTTTGCACCGAGTGATTTCTCAAGAGCGGCGTAAGAAGTAAAGTTCATGAAGCACATGTCTGGCATTCCACCGATTTCAGCAACTTGGCAAGCTGCGTCAATCAACGCTTCTTCAATGCTTTCCAGTGCAGTATTTTGTGCAATGACGAAATACATACGGCTATCTTGTGAACGGTCAACGTTCCAAAACAATGAACTTGAAGGTGCAGTTGATGGACCCCAAGCAGCAAGACCAGAAACTTTCAAGAATGAACCAGTACCTGAAGCACCGCCAGATGGGATATCGCCTTGAACGACCAAGTATGAATTGATTGCCCAGTTACCTGACAATGTGTTAGAAGGGTTGACGCTAGCTGTTCCTTGGATAATACCTGAGTTACGGTTGACGTTAGTCAAAGTAACAGTATCGCTAGAAGGAGCACCGCCGTCAGTAGCACAAGCAACCAAAACCATTCCAACTTCCATTTGGTTCACATCAGAGCGTGAAGACAAAGTGATTGAAACGCTGGTGTTTGCACCTGACAAAGTGATGGCACCGATTTGACCGCGTGAACCAGTACCTGAACGATACAAGTCAGAAGCCAAGTCGTTTGAAATATTACGGAACGCAGTGTCCATAACAAGCTTAGATTCGTCGATGAAAGCACCGGCGTTGTCTTTAGTAGCTTCAAGCAATTCGTTAGTGATGCTAGCAATTTGATAGTTGCTTACACGGTAAACGAAGAATGATGCCAACTGTGGTGCAGTTTGGTTAGACTGGGCAGTGCTGAAGGTCGCAGACCGGCCTTGTGGTGTTCCGAAAATCAGGGGTACTGGGATGTACTTACCAGCAAAGCCTGAAGGTGATTCGTCTTTTGGTACTAGTGCCAAGAATGGGTTCTTCTTGTACACTAAATCTTTCATGTAATCGTCACCCGTGTACAACTCTTTAAGAGCTGCTACTTGGTTTGACGCCGATGCATATGTAGGCATATTAATTTCCTTTAGTTAGTAGTTAAGTTATTGGTTGACCTTTGAAAGCAGCAATCGCCCGTTCAATCCTTTGTTTATCGCTGGACTTACCGGACACTGTTGTTTGCATTCTGTTTGACAACGTTTTCACACTGTCATTGGATGTTACCGTCACCTTGTTAGAGCCTGATGACCATTTAGACGCTGGTTTGGCCGGTGCGTCTGCGGGTGCTTCAGGTGTAGCTGCTTGGGTTGGTTTAAACTTAGCTTGTACTTTGGGTAATTGCGCAAACTTGTAAGCTTCTTCTACAAGGTACGATTCATACTCGGCACAAACTTCGTCAATATCCTTTAGAACGCCTGTTTTTTCAAAGTCTTCGATAATTAGTTCAAGCACGGCGTCTTCAGCGCCAGGCGTTGCTTTCATCATCTCGTAGGTAGTATCGCTGGCGATTAATTGTTTAACGTCAGTCGACATTTGTTTTTTTACTTGCTCAAACTGCTCAAGCTGTTGTTGTTCTGCCTGCTTCATAGCATTAGCTTGGGACTCTTCTAACGCATTGATTTTGGCCATGATTGCTTTAGTTTGCGGGTCATTAGGCGTATTCAAAAGATGCTGTGCAATTTGTTCGTGCGTTAAACCTTGTTGCTCCAGCACGCCCAGCCAATCACTTTTAAGTTTTTCTTTAGGCACGTAGTCCGTTTCGTATTTTTTACGTTCCGCTTCCCACTTTTGTTTTTCCATTTGTAATTTTTGGGCTTGTTGGCGGATTGCCTTTTCACGTTTGGCTAGCAACTCTTCGGGGGCGGGTGCTGCTGGTTTTGCTTCTACAACTGGTGCCGTTTCGGCTGGGATTTGGGCTGCAACGCTAGCAGCTACAGGTAATACTGACATAACATCTCCATGTTAAGATTGTGTTAAGACCGAGGAATCATTGGATTGGATGGGGCAGCTTCAGGCACAGCCAGGTTAGGGTCTGCAGGTGCCATTCCCGGAGGCGGTGGCGGCGGCATTGCTGCTTGCTGTAACATAATAACCTGGTCTCGCCAGTCACGCAGTTTCGCCGCCTTAGCTTCTTCGAGTCCGTGTGCCATATATAAGTTGTAATATTGGTTCACTTTTACAATAGCGAGTTCGAGGTTTGTGAATGTGTCGGGCGGCGTATACTTACCAGTTTCTACAATTTCATCCAACGTCTTTAGAATTCGTTCTTCGGCAGCAATCGCCAACTTATCATCTTGTTCCAAATCTGGATAGTTTAGTAAACGTCGGCCTTCTTCTAACGTAATGATGCCTGCTTGCATGTCTTCGACAATAGACTGCTTACGGCCAGCAGGGTCTTTAGGTAACGCATTACTGTCATAGCATTGAATTACAAACGGGTCTTCGAGTTGCTTCGCTTCAGGCAAGTCAATTTGTTTGGTGCCGTCTTTGTTAGGATAGACTGTTTGATATTTACCGTCTCGCAGCGCAATGTCACACGCCTTATCAATAATCTTGTAAGCCAATTTTATAAAGAAGTCGTCGTACGATTTCGATAGGACCGCAAATCTATCACTTTGCAAGTCGTCAAATTCACGGATTGCTTGACCAGAGTTAAGACCGGCCGGTTTTTGCGACGTGGCGGCCAAGGCACTGATTCCTGATTGCTGGTAGGAATACTCGATAAGCCGCTGTAACTGGGAATACAACTCGGCGGGGACGCAGGGAGCAACTTCATAGGAAGGCTTGGTGCCTCTGTAGGTGACAATGGAACCAACGGAGTTGTTGAGATGGGCCTTAACGACTTTGGAGCCGTCTTCAACAAATACACGCGGCACGCCAACCAAAGATATAGACTGACTGATAGTAACCAATAATTTATTAATTTCAATTTGAGTCCCTGTTAATTGTTCTGCTAGTCCTTGTGACCACAGACCTACCAATCGTGGACTATAATGCATGAAAACGAATGGAAAGTCATCTTTTTCGTACTGTTCATCGCATAGGACGCCGGCTGAGCATGCAATGACATGTCTGCCGTCATCAGCACCTGGGCCAGACGGTAGGCGCCACGCTTCCACGACCATAACCTGGTCAGCGGTAGTTTTTTGGCTATCGCCGCCAGAGTCTGGATACGCAGACTCCGCTTTGGAGATTTCTGACTTATACTCTGGCATCATTTCTTGTAACACTTCGCGGTCAAACAATTTCAGTTGATACATGCACCGAGGGGCGCCGTAGAATGCGTCGTTAGTATCTACGTATAATTCGGTTACCAGTGTGCGTTCTACCGATACCTTACCGTCATTAGTTTCCAGTACTTTAACGCAACCATCACCAAGAATAGCAGCATCCCGCAGTGCTTTTGGTGCTAGTTCGTACGCTTTGGTTTGATGGAATTCGCCCCAAATAAACTGGTTCATCTGCTTGGCAAGGGTACGGGCTTTGTAATCGCCGCCGTCCGTTAGAAACATTGGTTTTGGCCGTGCTTGACTAATACGAGAGACTAATGTATCAATGCACGACTGAATTACGTTCATGGTTGGTCGGTCAGCAGGCAAATTATTATTGATTGCTAACTTATTAAAGCTGGAACCGGCGAAATTGGCGAGTGGCAGATTTCCGTACATCCGTGCATGAATTGATGCTTGGCGGAATCGATACTGTTGGTTGTCCTTGAGGTACGCGGCGGTTTGAATTACTTGTTGAGCTAAGTCAGCCTTGGAACGTGCTTTCCACCAATTCCAAGCTCGTGCGGTTGCAGAAGCACTAGACTTCGTCTTTACAACTACTGTGTCTCGTTTGTTCCTGTCAACCTTAGTAATTTTAGCCATTGGTTACGACTCCGGGTTTGGTCCGGCACTCCAAAGCATGTAGTCTGCGTCGGTATATGTGCTGGTTGGTGCCAATTCTGGCGAGTTTTGGGCGTAGGCCGGTGCTTCATTCGGCACTGGCAACTCCACGCTCATTTCAATATTGCCCACTTTAAGGGTTTTAATGCCATGCTTGGCACACAGCTTCATCGCTGCTTCTAAGTCTTTTAGATTTTTAATTTGCACGGGTTACCCCTTCATGTGCTGGCGTCGTACTTTTGACATAATGCGGCGTAATGTGTCATTTCGCGATTCAGATTGGTCTGGGTTGCCTTTAGAGTTGTCCATTTTTGGTTCTGGGTTAAAGCCTGATTCGTCTAGTTCTTCTTCGTCAGACATACCTTCCATATCATTAAATGGCGTTTCAGACCCTTCTTCAGCAGATAGGAACTGTTCTGAATCGGGTTTGGCGTCTTTACGTTTCATTTTATAGGCTACAGACAGGGATTGCTTCATTTGCACCTCATGTAGTATGTCCGGCTAGGTATAGTCGCCGTATGGGTCATTGTTGGCTGCTTCTTCGATAGCAGTGAAATGGTCTATGGCAGCTTGTTCCATCGCTTCAGCTTCAAGGGTTGCCCATTCAGGTGTGCCCCACGCAGGCTTTGGTGGCGGCGGTGTTTGATATGTGAAGGCAGGTGATTCTTTGAAGGCATATAAAACTGCATCAATTATATCTGAGTGGGGTTGCTTTTTGATGACAATCTTGTCGGGGGTCGACCTATCCCAATCAATCTGCACCAAATAAGAATCTTGGGCAAACTTAGAATTCGCTTTTGCTTTGAAGCGGCCCGAACGTAAATGGTCGTTAAGGAATGTAACCGTTTCTTGCTTACGTTGTTTTTCCGCTCCAATAACCGGAATATGATGGCGGCGTCTAATCTCTTCCGCCGCTTTAAGTCCGAGGCCACCTTGGTCGATAACCATTTTTGATATGTTGTATCGTCTCCCGAGAGTCTGTATTTGTTCAACAAGGCTGGATATGTCTTGTCCTTTGGTGACAACTTCTTCAACCAAGTATGTACAAGGGGACTTAGGAGACCAGGCAATGACGGCCAAAGCGTCAGCATCTTTGAAGCCAAGGTCAATGCCAAGGATGTAAACCATATCTTTATCAATAGGTAATATATCATAATTATTTTTAACCTCTGAGTAATTAATCCATAATGCTTGCGTATCGAGTACCCACTTGTTCCGCCATTCGCGTAGCAAGGTTGGGTGGTTGTCGTCCCATTCCTTTTTAACCTTCAACTCTTCTATTAGTTTAGCGGGGTTGGGCATGTACGGATTGTCAAGTAATGTCCAATAATGGGTGCTGAAACCATATTTACGTTCGTGGGTCACTTCAAAAAAGTAGCCCATAGGCACGGGGCCGGGAGTGCCTGTTACTGCTAACCAACCATCTTCGTAGTCGGCGGTTGCGGGTGTAAGCACGTCGTCTACCAGGGTCGCTAAGTGCGGTCCAAAGTCTTGTGCTTCGTCAATAGCGACTCCGGGAAACTTACGTCCTTTTAGTCGCTTGATAAAGTTTTTCATATCGGCACCGTAGATTTTTAATGTTGCGCCGTTGGGATGTTTCATGACCAGTGAGGAGTCGGTAAACGTGCATCCTAGATGGTATTCTTCATTCAAGTCTTTGAGTACCGGCCACATAATGTCTTCGGCTGACTCTCTAGTCAGTGCCATGTAAACGCATTGGGAGCCGGGGTGCTTTTCCATAGTGCGAAAAAAGCGAAAAGCCAAGCCGTTGGATTTGCCGGCTCGGCGACTACACTGGGCGGCTACAAACCGGTTAGTGTCTAAAATGAATGCGTTTTGCGGACCGAAGGCTGGGTTTAAGGACATTTCCTTTCGCCCAGCGCGTTTGGCCAACTCTTTATTCAGTAATGTATTTGAGCGCACGGTTCTTTTTCATACTGTTGTAAAATTTGATTGAGTCTTCTGGTTGGTCACTAGAAGGAGTAATTTGTTTAATCAACGGGCATTGACTGTGTTGAAGTTTAATACTAATAAATCCTAAATCTAAGTTGAATGATTGAGTTGCTTCAATAAGTTGCTTCGAGCACGTAACATCTGAAACTACGTCCGCGGAACCATAGGCAACTGCATCAGAGCCGTAATGCCAAAGTTCGTCTTTAGCGGCACGCTTATAAAGGATTAGTGGCATGCCCATTCGCGCTGCGTTTCGTTCCTCCATTTTCCGAACGATGGTCTTGTATAAGCCTAAGCGACTTTCTAGTTCACCTGTTTCAAATTGGCCACTTACTGCGCCTCGGGCACGGTGGTACATAAAAGTTCCGTTTTCTACTACATGCCGTTTACCGGGCAATGCTTGGACAATCGCTGAGCCCATGCTAGCTGCGAAAAATGTAATAGTTTCGAGGTTTGGCACAGTCTTGACCAGTTGGATAAAGTCTTCACCGATTTCAATATCTCCGCCGGGACTATCCATAACAAGGTAAATTGTATATGAGTCTTTGCCACGTTTTTCAACCAGCTGCGCTAGTTGCTTAGCCGCTGCAGATGTCACTTCTTGGCCCACTTCACCCTTAAACAGCACGGAATTTAAAGTGGTTAGGTGAATGGCAGCGGACGCGTTCAATGAGAATAATAGTGCAGCGATAACTTTAATCATTTTTTCCCCTTCAGGATTTTGTGTATAAGGCCAAATTGTAATGCTTCTTTAACGTCCATATAGGTCTCTTTTCGAGACAGTTGCCGCCACACGTCTGCCGGCGTCGCAGTTCGTCCCTCAAGTAGTTTCGCCCATTGCTTTTCTTCGCGTTCTACGCGGTCGACTGCGCAAAGTAATTCATCTAGTGTTGCGTTTTTGAATGTCTCACGCGAATCGTGAATCATCACTTGAACTTCTTCTGATGCTTCCCTGTAGTCTGCTGCTGCAAGTACCAGCACGGCGCTGCTATGGACAATTCCGTGAGCTATGATGTGTACTGGGTTTTTGTGACTGCGAATTTTACCGTAAAATGCTAGGCCGTCTTGTGCGTGGCCACCTTCGCTATGCAGTTCTACCTTAACTGGACCTTTGGCCTTATCCAGTTCGTTGCTGAATTTAATGTATGCGTCCTCGTTAATGGAGCCAATTATTTTAATATTCATTACCAAATCGTCTCATTTTAATACGGCGATGTCAACTATTTTGATGCCCAATGCTTATAAATGCTAACTATTTGTTTTTTAAATGCTTTTACTGTTAAATCATTTTTTGCTTTATTGCATATAGTGCAGCATGGTACGACATTCCCCTTTATATATCCTTTATTACTGTTGATGCGGTCCAGTCCAACGCCAGATTTTGCTATAGGTTTGGCACAATAATGGCATGGTTTTGTGATTAAATTGCTATATTGTTGTAGGGTGAGGGAGAAAACTAAGTCCAAACGTGGAGCCCTGGATTTTGCCGTTTTCCAACGGCCTGCTGTAGTTCTGGCCCATCTATTACGATATGCGCTCCTGCGTTCTTTATGTTTTTCTCTATATTCTTTAAAGCGCTTTAGATTATTGCAATAATATTGTCTCATAGCTGCTCTTTTAGCTTCTTTGTTTTCTTCATATCGTTTTTTATCATATTCTTTTTTGTTAAATTTACTTGCAGGCATCGAAACTCCTTGCCGAAATAGGCTCCGCCTTTAATGGTACGCTAATAGTATAGTTGTTTTCCATGTGCCGTTGCATAATTTCTTTAACATCTGCCACATAGCTGTCAGGCGCTTCATAAACTAGCTGGTCGTGTACGTTTATCAGACACTCGGCAGGGATGTCCCGCTGTTTAATTTCGGCGTTTATTTTAATAGCAGCTCTATTGACAATAGATGCTGCCAAGCCTTGAATTTGAAAATTAATTGCATTGTTACATAAATTAACTATCGTTTTTCGGTCTGCCTTGGCTTGGGCATATAACCCCGGCGTTTGGTTATAGTCCTGGTACAACTGCAGACTATTGAAAATGCGTGAACCGTATCTCCTAAAGATGTCAACAGCCTGCGGCACTCTGCGCATCCTTCCGGCCTGCGACCTGATATTGCCAATAACGGTAGCTTTGTCTTTTGAGGCATGCATCCACTCCTTAAGTTTTGGAAAGGCGTTTAAGTAGTCGTTAACAAGTCGCTCTGCGTCTTCTTGTGGAATATTTAGTTCGAACTGCAGTTTGTAGCCTGTTAGGCCATATGCAATTCCAAGAGCATATGCTTTGGCTGTTTGACGCCTTTCAGGCATAACGGCACCGAGATAGTTTGGTGCTTTCTTATCGCTACTAACATTAGGTACGCGTTCAGTGCGAATACAAATCTCTGAATAAAAGTCTTTACCTGAATTGAAAATATCAACTAAGGCTGGGTCTCCCGACACATGTGCAAACACTTTTGGCTCGAGGCTTTCGTAGTCGGCACTGATAAGTTGATGCCCGGGCCGTGCAATGATAAAACTGCGTAGCATTGAAGTGTAACGGGCAACAACGCCATCACCTTTAATGGGCCGGGGCATCTGCTGCAAATCTGAGGCATACCTTCCAGACACAGTCCGGTGCTGATAAAACGATGGGTAGAAAATACCGTCTTCAGCTTCAGATAAGAACCGTTCAATATAGGTTCCTTTAATTTTGATTAGTTTGTTGTAGTCAGTAAGCTTAGAGCACCAGGGATACTTCGCTGCCATAGACTGGATGAACTCGTCGTCAACTTGCGGCTGGCCAGCAGGCGTGTGCCCCAACGGTTTTTCCTTCAGTATGTCAAAGAACAGGGCCTTTAGATGATGTTTTGAGTTTAGATTAAATAGTGAAGGTACTCCGGGGTTATCATTTTGCCACGCTTCATACTGACACTTATATGCATCCGTGTACTCATACTTGTCCATGAACTTGCCGAGTTTGGTTTTGTTGCCTTTGGGAGTTACTAAAGGGTACTCTTTATTTAGATAATCAACTTTCCAAGCTTGTAGCAACGGGTCTATATTACGCTGGATTTCAGACTCAAGCTTAGCAATATCGACTACAATGTCTTGCAATGCAGTCTGCAGCTTTGGCATGTCTAGGGCCACTCCTCGCATTTCCATGGGGATGGTCACAGTACGGTAAAGTGGCATCACTTCTTCGGTGTAAAAGAAAGAATCAAGTCCGTCCCTTTTGAGTCTTGGTAAGTAATAGTTATAGATTTTGAAGGTAAGTATACAATCTTGAACGCAGTATTCTCCAAGGAGGTTTGCATCAGCTTTAAAATAATCAGTAGGTCGCCCACCGTTGGCTTTGATGCTCGCTTGCATCGCTTCTTTTTCTTTTTTAACATCGTGCCCCCATAATTTAGTAGCTATTTCTTTTAAGCCAAAAGGAAAGTCTTCATCACATGTATGTTTAAGTAGCAGCACATCCGTGTGCAATGCGGGTATCAAGTCTATTCCGAAGTTGTATAGTGTGAATCTGGCGTCGAAGGATGCATTGAACATAATAAGTTTTCGTTTAGCCAGAGCTTCCAAGATGCCCACATGTAAACGTTGAACCAAAGCCGGCGCAGCCACCAACGCTTTTTCCTTGACTTGATAAGCCAGCAGCGGTACATAAAACCCATCAAGTCCATTAGAAACCCCAAAGCCAATAACTTTATCTTTACGCGGATTAAGGCCAGTTGTTTCAGTATCGTATGCCAGCATATCGCTTCCATTGATAAACTCCAAGGCTTGCAAATATGAATCGTAATCAGTAACCGTTAACATGCTGCACCCTCCTACAGGTTAGCAATAATAGCATCAGCAATTTCAGGCTGGTTGCGTCTATCCCAATAGTAGCGTGTTTGTGCTACCCATGCAGGATTGTATTTTTTGTACAACTTAACCGCCCAATTTCCCGCTGTTTTTACTATGCATTGCAGCTGGTTTTGTTCTACGTCAATAGCGGTAGAATTGAATATACATTGCAGTGCTAGCATTGGCCAGCCAAAAATATGCACGAACTTTAATGCGTCTGCTTTGGCGCAGGTTACCAAGTGAGAAATATGCACAGGAAATAACGGGTCAGCGAAGTCAAACCATCGCAACTGTCCTTGCACCATGTGTGGCCAAGGGTATTTGACTGTGCCGTGTGCATCTCGTTCAAAGTTTTGAGCAAAGAAAAATCTAAAAATAGTAGCTTTCAAAACTCTACGGGCAATAGTAGGCGGTAAAGCTGGCACCAAGCACATAAGCTGGTCGCGGCTGAAATTGCCTGGATTTTCCCACGGAGATTGGGTTGGGTGTCTTACTAATTCACCATTGCCTAGTTCATAATCTGCAGGATTTCCAACTTGCACCGGAACATTAAACAGCTTTATGATACCAATTGCGCGAGCAGAATCGCCGCCGTCAAGAGTCTCGTCTACCGGATATAAATTTTTGTCTAGGAACATCATGATAACCTCTCATTTTTTAGTTGGTGTAATAGTGTGCGAATTGATTCAACAGTTTTAACCATATGTCCTCCTTAGTAAAAGTACCCCAGATTAGGCACTGGGGCGCTGCCGCTAGTAATTAAGCTTCGCCGAGGACTGTGAAATTGTGCATTTCAGTTCCTGCAAATTTTCCTTTAGTAGCTTTGTTTTTTCCGTTGTAAACAATTCGAACTGCGTCACCTTCGTTAATTCCTTTAGCTGCAATACGCGCTGAAAGGTTGCCTGCTTGACTAATAACCAGCGTCTTTTCACCGGCAAACGGTTTAATAAGAAACTCTTTGCGACCTGGGTATTTGCCGGTAGACAATCGTGTACCAGTCAAAATCCCCTCAATAGCATCGCCGTTAGCAAGTGCCAAATAATAGTCTTTGCCTTGTTGGGTTTCCTTAAGTGCTCCCAACTTAACATAAACTTCGTTAGATGCTGCACCAGTTGACTCGAAAGTTACCGGGCTTGTTACTTCTGACATGTTGTCTCCTTTGTAGCGTCAGCTACTGTTATCCCAGAAGAATCTGGGTTAGTTTAATTTCTGATTTGTATTTGGGTCTTTGTCCAGCACGTCTAGCAGGCCTGCTACTTCTTGGGTTGCTGCTACTAACTTGGATAACTGGACTACTGTTGCAGAGCTGATTTTGTTGCCGTTTTGAATATCAGCTTCAACGCTGCGCGCTAAAAGTTCCACACAAGTTATGTAATTGTTTAGTTTTACAAAATCTGGGTGCATTATGTTACCGCCTTCCAAATAGCGTAAACTGCAACAATAGTGCCGACTGCGGGTGATATGGCAAACGCAACTGCAATTACTGCGGCCATAAAAAGCATTGCTTCTACAATACCTGCTATGCCGTAGTCTGGGCGTTTGGCTGCAATTTGCGGCTCGGCTAATGTGGCTACTAACTTGTTATGCTCTGCTAAAAGGTCGTCGTACTGTTTCTGGTTCATTTTTTCCACTCCTGTAGTTTTGCTGCTTGTACTTCACTAGGATGCCCCATTTTCCAAGGGTACGCAACGTCCATTGATTGAGACGCCTTAGAATGACCTTCAGGTGTTACGAACTGATTCATATTTGGGTCATTTTGATACGCAGCGACTGGTTTGGTCTCGGTGCATTTATCTACCAGCACCGCCATGAATATTCCGAATAATATTGCTGTTACTGTTCTCATTTTGCCCCCTGGGTTGGCATTGGCACTGGCAATGGTTGCAGTGGTCTGATGGTTCCGTAGCAAATTGCTAAACAACTAAGGATTACTAAAAAGAAATGCATTATGTTGCCTCCCGTTTAGAGTCACATTTCACACAAAATTCAAAAGTGGAGTTGAGTCCAATATACAACTTCCATTTATGGTCACAATTTGGGTTAGTTTCGACCATTACAGCAGCCTCGCGGCGCTGCATGGCTAATTCCTTCAATTTTAGGTGCTTGTTCCAAATTAGGTCGGCACATTGAGATGCAATTGTTCGTGTAAGCATATTCCCTCCTGAGGAATGATTGTTAATTATCGGCATCCTAAAGCATCGCAAAAATTCATTGCGGGCGTTACAGTAAAATTACAGGCTGACTGGTCTGTAGTCTGATATGACCCTGGAGTCAACAAAGACAAAAACCGACGGCTCCCATTTTCAAAATATGCAAGCAGCTTGCCACTGCGCAAACGCAGCACAACTTCATCGTAGCCTGGTCCATCTCCATTACAATCTAAATAATCTACAACTGTCTCAGAGGTCGACAATTGAGTGATTTGGGCCTGCAGACTGTTGGCCTGTGCTTGGGCGGTAATCATAGATGCTTGGGTGGCGTTTAATTGCTGCTGCAAACTGGCATCTGTGCTGTTTAAGCTTGAAATAGCCGCGTGCAAAACGTTGTAATTTTGCTGTAGTTGATTTGACATTACAACATTCAAACTTAGCTGTGATTGTAATGCTGCTTCAATTGCGTCTAGTCGACTGTCTTGTTGTTCTTCGGCCGAAGAATCTCCAAACAAATGTTTGCACCCTAATTCTAAGTCGCCGCCGCAGTCTTTAGACATTTGGTCCGCAATGCCACAGCTAGTTAAAAATTGTAATGCAAGTGCCAAAACAATTAACTTAAACCACACATTACTAATAATGCTTCTCATAAAATACCTCCGTTATGTAATATACTACCAATTACTGAGCCGAATGCAATTACTAACCAAAATATGTCCCATTCTATGACAATCATGGCTTCCACCTGTCATCAAGTTCGGGTTTGGTTGTCTCATATTCTAGTAAAAATAATAGGCAGCACGCGCAGTGCGCCAAATGACTTAGGCCGCTTTCGGGGTCTTTGTCTTCGCCGCCAAGCCATGCTAACAAGTGTCTGAAGGCTGCTCCGGCAACGCGTGACCATTTCATGCCTTTACGCCAATTGTGGTTGTCGTATTTACGGGCCCCAAATTCTAGAACTTGCCCAATTTTAAACAGTGCCACAGGACTTAAAAGCTCGAGTGGGATTTTGCCGTGGTCAAACTTGACTCCGGTGGTTGATGCACTGACAGGGTTAATTTTGTCTTCGGGCTTCATAAACTTGGTTTTTTCATAATCGGACACCTAAACCTCCTGGATTTCTACGTTTGTTAGCAAGTTATTGCGCAATAAATCATTAGACCATTGGTTGTTCGCTACGCACTTTTTGAACTTTACAATTGATGCAGTGACGTCAGCCGCACCTTTTGACAGGGTTTCTGATGATGCTTTGTAAATACCAACTCCTTTGTCTGCTTTGGACAATACTATAAAATAAAAGTCGAACAGGTCGCCGTAGTTGTCGTGAGCAATTTGGCAATAAAGTGCTGCGGACAAATCATAAGAATAATCTCGTAAGGTTCCACGAAACAAGTCTATGTCAGTTTCCATAGAAGTTGTTTTTACGTCCACAATATAGCGTTTTGCTATATTAATGGCATCGGCACGGGCCTTGACGGGGGTTCCAAGAATGGTTGACAACATGGTGTGCTCTTTGAGGCACGGCTCTAGAAGAGTGTTGACTAGGTCTACGCTAGCTGCCGACTTAGCTAACGCTTCGCATCGTAACATTTGTGGTAAACTTAGGATGGTTTTACCTACGTTTTCTGCTTTGAATGCCTCGAAGGCCGCGCCTTGTTTGCGCATTCCTTGGTAAATTGCGTAGTCAGTTACAACTTTCTCAGGCTCCAATAATAAGGTGTGAACCATGGAACCTTCGCTAAACACGTCTTTGGTTTCATTTGGAACTGTTTTGGCAATGTAACGTTCGTAATAGGCTGCGGGGTCCTTTAGGATTAGTTTTAATGCAGAACTGGAAAGGTGCGTTGTATTGGAGTGATACTCTTCGTTAGTGCTGGTTATTAGATTATTCATTGTTTTCCTTTTGGTAGGCACGCCGTGCTTTGGCTACAATTTGTCGAATGCGTTCGCGAGTAACATTATGTTGTGACGCCAACTGTTCAAAGCTGGCTCCGTGCAAAAACTGTTGGGCGATGGAAGCTGTACGTTCTGTCAAAAAATTTACTACTCGAAAATCTCGCTTCTGGTCTTGCGCATCTTGAAGCTCAAGCCATTTATCCCAACCTTCTTCGGGTTCATAGGGCGTTTCTTGGCCGTCGGAGTCCACTAATCGGATTCCCAAAGCTTCCAGTCTGGTTAAAACTCGCTCGGCTTCATCCGTGTCCATAATGAAGTCGGCACAGGTTTCAGCGTAAACAAGGCTCACGATGTGGTCGATTAGTTCACTTCGTTTCATTTTCTGACTCCCATTCATTAACTCGACGTCTAATCTCAATGTATTTGGCAAACCGAGCGTCTTTGATATCCGCTAGGGGCGGAAGCATGCCAACGCTCTCTAACCGCTCTAAAATGTATGAAGCCTCCGCCATAACGTCGTCTGGAAAATGAGGCTCAATCAGACATTCGGCAATTTTGATTACTACGTCAGTTCGTTTCATTTGTTACACTCCGACTTACCCGCTTGATAAGCTGCCATGATATTTTCCGCTTCTTCTGGAATTCTATTTTTTGCTTCGTACGCTCTGCCCAAACCAAAACAGAACAAAGACAGGACGGTTACCTTTAGGAAGTTTATAATTTTATTTCGTTTCATTAGGCACCGGTCTTGTCATTCCAACATTCAGGACATCTAGCGCTGCCTCGGTCTGGTTTTGTTTCTATTCCACAGTCTTTGCAAAATGTTTTAATGTCGTTCTCTGGCTCCCAGTCTAAAATTCGGATGTCGCGTTTGCGGTCTAGATATTCAGGCGGCAACATTCCAAGCGACTCAAGCCGCGATAAAACTTTTTCCGCCGTCTCAATTGTTGGTTGAGTTGGTCCGCAGGTGGCAATAATAGATTTGATTTCTCGAATTACTTTAGAGCGTTTCATATGACCTCCGTCCTTAGGAATTCTAAATGTTTACGCGGCACCAGTAGCACGGTGCTTTTGTAGGTCGTGTTGGGTATGGTGACTGTACGATAATTCTGCTTATGTTTGCGTATCCAATAAAACAGTTTCTTTACATCATATGCAAATAGTTGGCCGGATGCAAATTGATACACAATAATATCGCTGTGGGCAAATGCGTTATGTAACGCACCTTTACGGCCTGCGGAACTAGATAGTTCAATGGCCACATTGGGTGTTTCGAAAATAGACCGTGATTCGGTTTTTACTTCATAGCGTAGGCCACTAAGAGTACTTATAAAATCGCAGGTTCGGCCATCCGTGGCCGTCATTTGCGGATACAGCATTTTAAATCGTGATTCACCGAGGTGCCCGGCTACCAGGCTTTTGCTAAAATTATACATAGTAGGTACTCCAATTAGCCCATCGGTCCAGTTTCCAAGTTTTGCGTCGCTCATTTGGACTCCAAGAAATCAGTTAGTTCTTCAGCGGTTAGACGTGCAAGATTGTCTTTATATTCGCTCATGGATGGGGCCATTCCGGGCTTCAATACCGCAAGCACAATAACTTTTTCCGGGTCCCAATCATATTCCACATCAACAATTAGAATGTCCCCTGGCTTAGCACCCATGCGTTTACAGCCTCGCTTAGACCTCATAAATTTAATTTTCATTTCCCGCCTCCATTCAAATAGGCTTCGAGTTTTTGGAGAACATTAGAATAATATTTCCAGAGCACGTATTGTCTTGTGGTCAGAGTGTTCATTTCAGCGTCTGACAGTCCTGGGTGAGTTAAAATTATAATTTCGTTTGCTGCTCTTACTGCCACCGCCAGCTCAATCACGAGAGGCGCTAGTGAGTCGAAGCCAGCGCGGTAATGATTTACGACAAACGAATTTTCATTTCCGGTTTTATTTATAGCGTGTAGCGCCGATAATTTATCTCGAGCGGCGTTTAACTGAGCTTGCAGTGATTTGGTTGTCAAGCTGCAACTCCGATTGTAACTTCATCTTCAGATGCACGAGCAATGTTAAATACTTCCAAGTTGTGGGTAGACGGTGTTTGCATCCAATCCAACAACTGGAGTACATTTTCATCTGAATGCAATGTTACCGGCGCACGATTATCATAAATTATACGTAATTCGTGCTGGTTCATATAAATAATTTTGTCAATCATAAGCCCTCCTACGGGTTAAACCAGTGACCATACTTGGTTGGACGTATTTGCAAATGCTGCCAGCCGCCTTGTCGTTCCTCCGCATATAAACCGTGTGTAGCTAACATTGTAAGCCCTTTTCGGTCGTTTTTCAGCCAATCGTTCAAGTGGCCATCAGTATCTAGAATGTCTACGGCTTCGCCACTTAAATGTGCAGAGCCCATTGGCACGCTTACCGGTACTTTCCCTGCCTTTTTACGTTTAGCATTTATCTCCGAGTATATACGTAAATGGTCCTGCATAGACCTGTAACCTGAAGTTACAACATACGACTGCGCGTTAAATTCCGCTAGGACAGCGTTTACTCGTTTTAACAACTCTTGTAAATTTTGCTGATGTTTCATAGGCACGTCAGATATGGGAGTACTGCCTAGTAATTGTTTGTAGGTTATTCCTGACATACTAGCAACCTGTTCCGTAGGCTTCGGTTTCCAAATCGTCATAATAGCGTTTTTTATGATTATCAACTTCTTCAGCAAGCGCATCTCCTACAAATTTGAATTGTTCGTAAGTTAGCTTTGATAAACTTATTGGATTACCATTTATGTCAGTTACTTCCCAAGTTTGGCACACAACGTCAGCAGCCTTTTTATCAAACCCAAATACCATGTTAAACCATAAGTCAAATTGTGGGTGCTTAGAGAAACCTACTGGCACAATCCTTTGGTCTTTGGTGATTTCTGATTTCGTATTCATATTATTCGCCTCCGATAAAATAATTATCTCGTAGAATGTGGGTAGGTGCAACTTTTTCAGCTGAGTGTATCTTTTTGTAACTGTTTTCGTATTCTTTTAGGACTTTGGCACCGTAAACTTTACATGCTGCTAGACGTTTACCTGTTAATGGCTTGGAAGGGCCGACATTGTAGCGGCAGAACCAATAAACATCATGCGGCTGTAGCCGCGGTGCTCCGTCAGCTAGGATTGCGGCTACTAGGATTGCGGCTATAAGTATTAGTTGAATTTTCATATAACCTTCTTAGTAAAATAGGCTTTGGCGCGTTCAATTAAATATTCATCGTATGAACCATCGTCGTATGTAAGTTCTCCGGCATTACCGCCGTCTTGGTCGATTATAAAGTAGGTGCCGTCTATAGTGTAAGTGCCGTCATCGTTTAACTGAACTGTAGCCACTAAATCGGCATCGCACTCACCATAGCCATAGTCTATTAATACGCCATCTATATTTATTTCAACTGTTTTCATTTGTCCTCCTACCAAACTACTATACAATTTAAGTGCCAACTGTTAAAATGTCCCAAAAGGAGATTTATGTCTTACAAGTATGTAATTTTATGTTGTGTTGCTTCGCTGTTGGGTGGTGCGTATCTGCATAATAAGTTTGCACCCGCTAAAAATAATACAATCGAGGTTGTTAGGGACAATGTAATAACGGTTGTGAAGGAAGTAGTTAAACCTGACGGCACGGTAATCCGCGATTCGGTTACAACTGACAAATCTGTAAAGCGGGTTGACACAGTGACTCAAATTGCGACACCGAAACCAGATTGGTTAGCAGGCGTCAAGTATAACACCGATAAAGAATGGTCGTTGGGCGTTTCTAAACGGGTGCTGGGTAATGTTTATGTAGGTGCTGAAGCATCCCAATCCGGAGTATTATCAGCGACCGTTCATATAACGTTCTAGTTTAATATTGACGGCGTAGGCGCCGCCGTCTCGTTTGGAACTAACGCATTTTACAAGAAATCGGTCATCGACGCCCATCGTTTCGCGGAATATTGCATCGACGATTGGCTTTTCAACATTGGTTACGTCAAAGGTTTTTGCCGATATTGTTTTAGATTGGTTGTAGTAGACGTGGAACGGGTAAACTACTTCTATTTCAATTTCGAACTCTCCACCATCACGTTTAAAATCGTCACCCATGTCCATTAGTTCTTTGAATGCTTGTAGTCGTTCGCACAGTTCGCTAAACCATTCCTTGAATTCGGCGGTTTTGAATCGTGCGTCCCTGTAGGACATTCGGTTAACGGAAAATGCGCGCATGGGTAACGAGATTTCAACCATTTTGCTCCTTAAGCACAATGCCAATAGCGGAGCGAATAGTCCGCTTGTCTGAGTTATCTAGTTTACCAGTAACCTTGGCACAAGTCTCCATAATATTTTCTTCGGAGCGACCACACCGTGCTAAGTCAAGTGCTGCCATGAACAAATGCTTATTCCATTTACCTTCTTCGGCACCGTCGGCCAAGAACCATAGGGTATTAGCATTTAATCTTCCCTGACTGTGTGCGGCGTCAGAGTTACCTATAGAATAGGCTTCTTCGATGACGTCTGGTCCAAGCCATGCTTCCAACTCATTTCTAGTTACCTGCTCTTTAACCTCAATCAAATCTTGGACTGCGCCACTGTCGCGTTTGGCACCTGGTGCACGGGAGAATCGTGAAGGGTTTTTGGCTGATTTGTCTACATCTGGTAACCGGTCGTAAATCCTACGCACTAGTTTGTCATAGTCATCTTTGGTTGCACATGCCTCCTCCAAGCTTATAATTGCATGGTATGACTTACCACCTGAGTAAACTAGTGTAGAATGCGGAATAGTTGCAATCAACTTTAACTGCTCCGTTAAGCTGATAGTATCAAACTCAAGTAGAATATTCCTATAAGATGTAACGTTTGCGTCGCAACGCTTGCCTTTTAATGGGTTAATACTAAAAAAGCAATTAGCAGTTGAGTTCATCAAGTCGGTTACAGGCCGGGATTGTACTCCGTACGGATTCGGACTCCAACACACATAGTCTTCAGGGTCAAATAGCGTCGCGTAAAAATCTTCAATATTAAACATTTTCATAATACCTCCGGACTCAGGTTAGGGTGTTTAGGTCGAACAGTCAACACACTTTTAGAGCTAATATTGAAAAATGTTTCACGGCGACCTGTATGTCCAATTCTATTAGGCTGCCACGGTAGAAACTTTTTTAAGCGGCGTACAAACTGCTGGCGGTTATGTTTGTAAGTATTACGACCAGTGCCTGTCCAGTGAATGTACTCTTCGAATAGTTCAGCTGAACCTATTTCCAACGTAAGCGACTCACCTTTAGACCACATAATATTATCTAGCAGAAACTCTTCAATATCATCTTTGTTTACTAGGTCCTGCTGTTTTTCAAGTACTTGTTGCAGCGCATCTCCAGTTAAATATCCATCTTCCAAAGATTCATCCACGCCTTTCCACAATTCCGTATAATCTATATTGTTTACTGCTTCCCAGTCAATTTTGGATTGGCAATTTAACTCCCAAAATCGTCGCATACCAGTGCTGTCACTGAATGATTCTGCAATAGGCTTGTTGGTGGCTCCAATAAATCCACATCGCATAGGAACTATAAGTACTTCGTGACCGTATAACTTCCGATATGAGTTGTGTGTAGACGTGATTTGTCGTTTCAAGGCATTCATATCCGCACGCTCCACGCCTTGTAACTCATCAAACAAAATTACAAAGTTGTTAGACAAGCTATCGTAGATTCGTTCGTCATCCAGCTGATTCATACCGATGGTTAATCGGAAATTTTCAATTGGTTTTATTAGATTTTCTAAAGACCGGGATTTACCACCACCCTGCGGCCCATAAAGCACCGGCATAATTTGATGTTTAACTGGTCTGTCGAATCCTTTTCGTTTTACCGTCCATATCCAATGTGCAATTACATTAACATCTTTGGGGTCAGTTGCTCCAGTCACCGCTTTAATCCATGTTAAGATTAGGTTAAGACTCGGTACTTTACATTCCAATCCATCAAAAGCAGTCTTTAGGCCGGCGGCCAACTGCTCAGGTATGTATTCTTTATATGCATGCAACATATTAACTTCGCTTATAGGTTTGGACCGGTTATCGGGGTCGATTGCCCGCAGCTTTGGGAAAAATTCTAAGTAGTCCAACCACAAAGTGTTGAAAGTTTGGGCACATTTTACCGCGTCCCGGGCTGACAGCTGCCTTGCCTCAAACCAAAATTTGATGTATTTTCGTGGGTTTAGCGCAATTTCTCTCGTGTTTTGTTGCATAGTACCTCCAAAAACAGACTACAGCACAAACAACATTGATGTCAAACCAAAAAAATAGCCCCTATATATATATACTTCCTAGAGACTAAAAAGTATATATATAGAAATGTCAGCGCAAGTGCATAAAAAGATTCGGAAACAGTCGTTTTGGGGCTGTTTTTGAAGTCAATGTCAATGTTGTGCTTGACCTGTGCCTTAAAATGAGACACACTTACCAAAAAGGGGTTTTATGAAATCAAAATTAAAGAATGCTATTAAGAAAATCAAAAATGTTTATGGAATGTGGAAATCTCGACCATTGCCACAAACGGACTCAGAACTAAAGCAGCTGGTGCAGGAAGTGCTGGAGTTAGGCGGATTCCCTGAGAACGATTCATTCTCTCACGCCGTTGCATCCCAAATTATGCACATGGATTCCCAAGCTTCGGATTGCCGGGCACGTAACTTCATTGTTACGCTTAAACGTTCGATTGCTAATCAGGTTGCTTTCAACATGATTGAAGAAACGAAAGGGCGTAAGGCACGTGAAAAAACCGTCCAAGCAACTACTGCAGAAGTGGGATAAAATACTCGCAGAGGATGGGTTTGTCGACGCGGAAGCACGATGCGGCGACGAAATGATTTTGAAACGTTACGATTCGAATTACTTTACTCACAAGTCGCATGGTTGGCGGGGATTTGACGTGCATGCGGCACACGCCCAATATTTCGCAGATGCCAGACATCAAATGTGGCGTTTCAAATTTAACAACAAGTACGACAAAACTATTTGGTGGTTGCACGCCAACGGCCTTTACAACCGAGAAATTGCACGGATAGTAGGTAAGTCCAAAGACAAAATTCGATTGGACCTTAAACGGATTAGGCGGGAGATGTTGTGCCTGAATTAGTTGTCCGTAACTTCAAAGAGTCCGACCTTAACCTAATCTTAACAACATGGTTAAAAGGCGCCTACTATGGGTCTTGGATGCGGGACATCGACCGAGACGTCTTTTTTAAGCTGTATCCTTCGGTGGTCCAGGACATACTTGCCAGATGCCGTTTAAACGTCCGTATAGCCTGCTACAGCGACGCAGAGGATGTGGTGGCTGGGTGGGTATGCCTAGAGCCTGAAAACGGCCTTCTGCACTTCGCCTACGTTAAACCGGAAGCGCGTAAAGGCGGGGTGCTGAATCTGCTGCTGACTGGCGTAACTATTACTACTTGTACCCACCTTACCAAGCCTGGTAAAGCAATTATGTTAAAAAAGGGTTGGAAGTTCAATCCATTCATGGCATAATCCATTTAACGCCAAAGGAGGCACAATGACCAAAGAAGAACAAAACAAGGCAATCCAACAAGAATACATGCAAAAGTGTGTAGAGTTGGGGAACGTTGAATACCAACTGTCCCTAATGCGCCAAGACGTAGCAGACATGGAATACCGTGCTGAAAAAATCGTCAACGCAATGAAATCAATTAATAAGCGCGGTGCCGCCCTAGCTAATGGAGAGGAGTTGTCTAGTGAGCAAAACGAATCCGGAAGTGAAGTTGCCCCAATCTAGTCCTGGATTGGCGGTGGAGCAGGCATTTCTAGTACATGCGTCTACTCTACCTGGTTTTATTGTCAGTCAAACTAATTTAGTTGAGTCAACCATCAAAGGCAAAGGTCTTAAAATGGTACTTGTTGATGGCGGGCTGGCTATTAGCGGTCTGGCAGAAGATAAAAAGACTACCCTTAAATTCTTCATCCCAAACTCGAACATTAAAAGTTTAAAATTAGTTTAAAAAGTACTTGCAAAAAGGAATCAGACGTGAGACGATTTGTAGGTAAGCCAGTGACGGCTTTAACTCCCCCAAACCCTCCTGGCCCCGTTACGCAGCAAGAAGCAGCTAACGGGGTCTCTTCTTTAGACATAGACAGTTTATTAGATAAATGCGCAGCTATACTTCAGCGTGAAGTAAGCAATTTGATGATGGAGTCTAGCGGTAAAAAGCTAAGTGCTGCCAGTGCACGAGACTTGGTGGCCTACATTAAGTTGTTGTCGGAACTCAAAGCAGACCAAGCAGCAGAACTTGCTAACATGTCAGATGAGCAGTTACAAGCGCTAGCGAATAGCAAACTCGTAGACGGCGATTCCAAATAAAATAATTGCACTAGCTATAGAAATGACTTTGGTAGCATTGTTGATAAAAATGACGTGCTGTTCAATAGGCTTGATGCGTTCGTCTAAGATTTGTACTGCTGCGTCTGCTTGGTCAGACCGCTTGATATGGTGCTTTAGTTGCTCGTTATAAACAGCTAAGTGCGTTTTTATTTCTGAGATGTCGTCACTAATTCTATCTAACTTCTTGTCCACTACCTACTCCATGTATTTTTGAGTTACTTTACCAGTGAACGCGACTCCAAGGAACAAGCCTACCATTGTAGTTACATCTTTGGTGCTATAGGCACCATAGGCAGCTAAATAGCACGCAAATATTAAAGCGAGCATTGCCATAACTCTCATTGCACTTACAGTACTTGATTCAGAAAATAAGTCACGTAACCACTGCCCCATTAATATTATATACTTTCTATGCTAAGGTTTGATTGCACAGCGCCGCCAGTAATAGTTTGTGCCCCTGTGCCGTTTTGCTGCACTCGAATTTCTATGGTATCGCCAGAAGTTAAACTAAGGCTGCACGTTCCCGTTTGAAACCATTCTACAGCTGTAGCTGCAAATGAGTTTCTAGAATCTAAAACTGTATATAAAGACCCGTTTTTATAAAGATATAAAATTATAGCGCTACCAGATGTCATGGAGAATGAGTTCCACTGAAAGCATGTTGAAACTCTGTATTTTGCAGTAGCGGGGGCAGTCCACACACCGGTTCCAGTATTCATACCTACATCTGTTTCATAAGACGTGTTTTGCCAAACTACCGTAGTTATGGTGCCTGAGGTAACACTTTGGCTGCTTTTATAATAAGAGCCGTTATAGGATGTAGAACTGGCAGCTGCCCATGTTGGGGCGCCAGAGCCGTTAGAAGTCAGTACTTGGCCGGCGGTGCCAGCTGCAGTCACTTCCATACTATCCGCGTCCATATAAACCACGCCGCCAGCGACCGCAGTCAACGCTTTGTTAGACCCGCCATTCGCTAAGGGGATGATGCCGGTAAGTGATATGTCAGGAGTAGCACCGCCTGATGATGCTAATGGCGATGATGCAGTGACATTAGTAACAGTACCGCCGCCAGTAGCTGCAATAGTAATTGAACCGGACCCTGGCGTTATAGATATACCTGCACCAGCAGTTAATGACGCTTTAGTAAGTGTGTTGCCGGTAGAATTACCAATCAGTAGTTGACCGTCAGTATAAGATGTTTGCCCCGTGCCACCATTTGCAACTGCGACTGTACCAGTAACATTAGCAGCGTTTCCGGCAATATTACCAGACACTTGCGAACCAGGCAGTGATAACGCACTTAGAGTTGTAAGTGTTGCATTTGACGTAGCTACTAATGACGCAGCTGCAGCACCAGGGCCAGTAGCAGTTACATCTCCTGTCAATGAAGTTACATAAGAACCTGCAGGCTGTTTACTGTTGAATGTGTTCCAATCAGCACTAGATAAGGCGCCGGTGTCAGTGGTGCTTGCTAAGTCTAGAGAAAGTATTTGCCCAGCAGCCAAATCAAGGCCGTTAGCAGTCCCTAGGGTAATGTCGCCGGTGTTGGTGCCTGATAAATTGTCTGCGGCAATATCGCCGTCAATGGTTTTGTCGCCACTGAACATTTGGACTGTGTTGTTAACAAGTCCTGGCACGGTGTCTGAGGCAGACTGCATTATAATTTCAGATGCATTATTGATTAATGCACCATCCGCTGATGGTGTTTCAGAATCAATTGTACCAATACTCAGTGATTGGCCAGGACCCCCAACAATTATAAACGTATTAGATGTTGTGTTATAAGCATAAATGACGTTGGTGTCAAGTGCTTCGAACAGTTGGCCGTTGGCAGCTGACAGGGGTAAATCGGCAAAGGTGGCGACTTTTATGACGCCAATGCCCATATTTGGGAATCTTATATATTGGGTGCTCATTTCGCCTCCGGAGGTACGTTGAACATTTTTTTAGTAATAACTTCCATCGCTTGTTTTAAAAGCGGTTTTTCTTCTGGCGACAACGTGCCGAATTGAGCCCTGTGTAATAATTCTTTAGCTTGCTCAAAAGTCATATAAATCCTAATGTAAGTCTACCCAGCTGCCAGCTGCATATACTTGCAGCTTGTCAGTAGTAGTATTGTAAATTTGCATACCATTCACAGCAGTTAAGGCGTTTCGTTCTGCTGTGGTCATTCGTGCATTCAAAAACGCTTTAGTAGTACTTTTAACTTCTAAGCCTACACTTGCGTTAGTTACTACATCATCAGAACCAGCTGTTCCACCTATTAGTAGGTCACCAGCCATATAGTTATGGGTAGCTGGCTCGGCATAAAAGCCCCAAGTAGTAGTGCCTGGGTCACCAAACGGCAAACTAAACGCGTAACCTTTTAGCTTGGTGACAGTCGTAACTCCATTTGGAATTGCTACGGACCTGCACAAATCTACTTCATTTATAGTTCCGCCAGTAGCACCTGCATCTAATGAAATGGCAAAAACTGCACCTTCTACTAAGTCTATGGTGCTACCGGTGCCCATTGATACGACTGCAGGTAACCCTAGTGCTGCGTAACCTAGGAATGTGGAGGTTACGGTTGCGTTGTCTCCCAATGTCAGTAGCATTGCGGTGTTCACGCCTAAAAAGTCGGCACCGGCTGATGAACCGTTTGCGGGTACAAACGGAGCGGTAATTAGCGTGTCTACTGAGTTGACTCCAGGCGGCAAGGTAGTTAAATCGACAGATGCAAACGAAGATAATGCACCAATAGATAATCCGCCCGTAAATGAAAAGTTACCGTTAATACTAACATCTCCTGTGAAATTAGCTGCAGGAGACACTCCAGCACCGGTATTAGTTACGTTACTCATATCTACATAGATACCAACTGAATATTGCGGATTGTCATCTATGTTTGGATTAATATTTAAACCGGTGAAGCCTCCGCCACTAAGAACTCCAACGTTAGGGCTTACCGCTACGCCGGTCATACCGGAATTACCTGAGAACAAATCAATAGTTGGGTTAACATTTAGGCCGGTGTAACCACTATTATTGTTTACTTCTGCAATGTTGGGTCCGCAGCCAAAAGAAGTGTAAGAGTTGACTGCTGTATTGAAGTTAGCATAATCATAGAACGCATTAACATATGACGACGGGCCCATAGTAGCACCGGCATCTATGTTTGGTTGAAAGCCATAACCTTGGAACCAGCCGGTGATGTTTACTCCTGCATTAACAGTCCCAAAACCAAACGCATAGCCTACGCCTGTAGCATCAATGGGGTCAGTGCCATTTCCAAGAGTAAAATTGTTGGCGATAAACTGTATTGAACCTATGTCGCCGGTGCCTGGAGCATTTACTTGATTATCCATGACTTGAATGGCGTTTCCGCCAGTACCAAACTCAAATCCAGAAGAGTTAGGGTCTATAACAGCTTGGTTAAACAGCATAACGCTGCGCTCGTCTGGCGAATCTTGTAACGGCTCTACACTTAAAAGCAGACGATTCAGTAGTGCCGTATTATTAATACCATTAGGTTCTAGGGACAACTGCTGTAGCAGCCCGCCCGTTGTATCTTGGGTCCAATTAGGAATATTGTATACTAAGCCTGCGACGTCAGTGCCTAAAATAGAAAAGTTACCGAAGTTACCATCAATTATAGGCTGCTTGGTGGTATCTAGTTCGTTTAGTGCTGCTTGTACGTCTACGCTGGTGATGCTGCCTGCAGGCACGTTGGTAACTTCAGACGCAGTATAATCACCTGCAACTGGTACTACCGCGCCTACTCTGCCATTAAAACTATCAACTCCAGCACCGCTAGGCGACGCTAATAAAACGTAGCTGTTGGTGTTGGAGTCATAAGCATAAAGGGTATCGGTATCCAATATTAAAAATATTTGGCCGTTTGCGGCGGCTGTAGGCAGCGACGCAAATGTTGGAACGCTGATAACCCCCGCCCCCATAATAGGAAAGCGTACGTATTGCGATGACATTACACACTCTTAGCTGAGATGTAGGCAGTCATTGTACCGGTACCGGAAGTTCTAGTATAGACTAGGCGTACCCATGGGGCACCTAACTGATTAAGGTCAATACTAATCGAACCGGTATTAGCAGCGATAGATGGGGTTACTGGCAGCACAACTGCATCCCAACTACCAGTACCTAAGCGTTGGTCGTATGAACTGGAAACTTCTACGCTCATAGAACCGACTGGAGATGTACCAGACCATTCAACTTGATAGTAAATATTATCTAAAAATGCGATTTGGGTTGGTGCTGAGGTAATACTTGCAGCCATAGATGCTGCATCAATAACTTTACCTTGGCGTAACGAATTCTTCAAAATGCCCCCTTATGGGTAAACGGTTGTAGCCGATAGGCTGTAATAGTATTAGTGGCGTAGGCCATTTTTATTCATTTGACGTAATTGCTGTGGCGTAGCCGCTGCACCAGGCAACTTATCTAGCTTGTTTAAACGGCTGCCGCTGCCATAAGAAGAAGGCCCGCGCCCTTGCGGCGCTGCTGGCGGCTGCATAGCAGGCTGCGCTGACATAATCGCTGCAGATGACATACTAGGCGATAATGGCATGCCCATAAACGCCGCTAATGCCAACTGCGTATGATAAGGCACGGTAACTTGGCCTTCGGTAGACGATTCAATCATTTCTTTGTTGATTTTGTCCATCATACGGCCAGCTAATTGGGGATACAGATGCGCTAGGTGAGTTATATCCTTTTGAGTTAAAGTTCCGTCCTTAATTTTATTCATAATAATCAGCGGCGATTCAGCAATCTTTAAGGCGTTGTTATATTCTGTTTCTTGTTCAGCGGTGGCTACCTGTTTACCACTAAATGGGGTTACAGGGGTTGTATTTGGGCGTAATGACGCTAAGTATTGCACATTTCGTGCAGCTGTCAAACTAATAGCCGAACCGTGGTCTGGCATGTAATAACCAGTATTGTCAGTGTCTGCCATTAACTTGGATGGGTCTTCAACCACTTCATCAATCTTCTTCTTTAACTTTTCAAGGTCCGCGGCCGAAGGTTCCCTTATATCCGCAGCTTTTCCGCCAAATATAGCTTTGGCGGATACGTCTAACTTCTTTTCGGCGTTGATAGTTTTCTGTGCCAGCTTTGCAGCTGCCTTTAGTCCTGATGCAGAAACCTCGTTAGTACTTCCCATATATTTGAGCATTGCCAACTTGACGCCATCTGGCACTTCACGCCCCAGGCTATGCGCTAGTTGTCCAATAATTGCACCCATAATGGGGTTGTTGCCGGTCATCATAGCGACCATTGCAGCGCCTGACGCCGGGACTTTATTCCATAGCATGTCTAGTGTGCGGGCAGTACCGGAAGGATTTAAGCGCTGCGGCACGCGGGTCAATAATTGCTGTATTGCATCAATACGGCCTGCTGCGTCCGGAGACACCAAATAACCTTTAAGTTCCGGGCTAAGCGCCTTAATGTTTTTAGATAGCTTGTTAGGGTCAAGAGTGCCCTTATTATCTAAAGACTTTTTAAGTAGGCCGTTTATTTCTTGTTGTCTGGCTAGGTTGGCGGTTTCGGGAAATTGCTGCGCCAGTAGTGCCTGCAAGTTTACATCATCCTTTAAACCTAATCGTTTTACAATAGTCTCGGGGTCCATGCTTTTAAGGGCAGTAGTAAATGACTTTGCACCACCTTTGGACTCGCGCCCCAGATGCAATCGGTCATTCAACTCTTCTAATAGATTTTTGAATTTACCGTACTCGGCCTGAGTGCGCTGAAAGTCATCAAACAACCCAGCTGCACCAGCCTCTCGGCCGATAACCTTTTCTTGTGCGTCATTAAATACATTGCGTAAAACTTTACCAACCTGGTATTGCTCGGTGCCGTATGGTGCCGCTTGCATTAAACCTTGTGCATATTTGCGTAAATCTTGTGCTGTTTGTTGTTTGGGCAATTGCTCTAAGGCACGGTTTGCCAGTTTCAACGCGGATTCGTTTGGCCCTTTGTCTAAGCCTAGGTCGGATATTTTGTTAGCGATTTGGCCTGCAATGTCCGATTTGTCTACTTCGGATAATACTGCACCTTTGAACTTTTCGGCGAACCCATCATACTTTAAGCTTATTGGTTCAATCTTAGAAGCAATTTCATCGCCTAGAGTTTTTTGGAATGTGCGTCCAGTTTCGTAATTGCTGAGATGTGCCAAATCTGCAACGTCATCGGCCGTTTTGCCAAAGGCTTGGCCCAAGGCATCAGATGCTTGGTTTTTAAAGTTTTGAAAAGCTTGTTGGTATTTGATGCCTGCTTTGGTTTCTGATTCGAACAACTGTTGGGCTGCTTGTTTTGCCAATGGTGAGTCGCCAAGAGCCGCCTCGATTTCTGGAGTTAGGTCTAGATTAGCTGCTGTTTTCAATTCAACTGGCAAGCCACTAGAACGGTTTTTTAACGCTTGAAGCACCGAGTTTACTGATTTACCAGCGGTTGCTTTCCATAATTCTGATGTGGCACCAATACCACCACCAAATCCCGCGCCAATCAACCCTGACAAACCGATGTCAGTAGCTGCTGTTTCAATAGTTTGTGCAGGGTCCGAATAAAACATTTTGCTTACTTCGTTACCTGATTGGAATAGTGCATTTTCTACCGCACCACGAGTAGCTAAAGAACCAATTTTACTAATAGCACCTTCGCCTAGTGCTTTGGCGACTGCTTCGCCGGTTCGAACGCCTACTCTCTCAAGAACTGCTGGGGCACCTACGCCGGCTAGTACGCCTACGCCAAGTCCGGCGATTTCGCCTGTCATGGCAATACCAGGGTTGTATTCTTGCCGTTTGCGCATGTCATATGGCCGTACACCTAACGCTTGTAGACCTGCAGTAGATGCACCAAAAGTCAACGCGGATAACGTACTCTCGACGGCGGTTGCAGCTTGCTCAGCACCTGTCGTATACTTAGTTTGCTCTAACAAAGACTTTAGTTGTTCGGGTGCTGGCTGCGAATAGCCTTGGCCTAGTAGGTTTGGCGCGTCGGTTGGCGACGCAGCTACTGGATTACCTTCTGGGTCGTTCAAAGGAATTTCGTAGGTTCCAGCTTGCAACAAGGCATCAGCTTGGTCCGCCGCAACATTTTCTATTGCACCGGACTCTTTGTTAAATAAAACAGGCATGCTTACCTTCCGTAGTTAGCAGGTTTACTGATAGGGGTTGGTGCAGATGATTGCGGTAACTCAGGTAACTGCACGCCATACGCTTTGAGCCATGTGGGCGGGGTCGCACCTTTACGCGCTAAGTCTTCAATGTTACGCATTTTCAGTTTAATAGTTGCAGCGTCGTCCAACATGTTAATGCTGAGGCTGTCTTGAACTGCAGCACGTTCTGAGTCACTTAAAGCACCGAGCAACGGTTTTGCAACTGTCAAAATTTGAAAGTTCAAAGCATCTACTTGACTTTTAGATTGGATTGGTTTCATCAAACGATTACCAACTGTATTCAATTTACCAATTTCGGACGCAACCTTTTTAATATCGGTAGACGCTTTTAACGCTGCTTGATATTGAGTCATTTGTTCGTATGCTTTTGGTTGCATTTCTTTTGGTACCAGCGCTTGGATTTGCGTTTCAGGTGCAATCATACCAGCCTTGCCGCCTTGCATAACTGTTTGACGAATTGCCATTTGCTGCATCAATGGGCCATACTGCGCTTCGATTTGGCCAATCAACTGCTGGGCTCGACCTTGTGCAGCTGGGTCTTTAGATTTGGCGGCTGCTTTTGCTACGTCTGCGGCGTATTGGTCCGCATAAATTACACGCATAGCATTAGTCGCGTCTTGCATATTGCCAAATTCTCGGTCCATAGCCGCTAGCAGGTTCTGCTTGTTACCCATAGTTGCTTTTTGTGCTTCGATGTCATTTTCAATTTGCTTTTGGAAGTAGTCTAGGGCTGGGTTGCCATCTTTTCCTCGTAAGCCTTGGCCAAGTCCAGACAAAAATATTCCAATAGCAGATGAAATTTTACCACCGGTGCCTAAACTATTTTTATATCTATTAGGGTCTATTTGACCATCCTGCACGTCTTTGAATAAAGCTGCACGTTGTTCATTCAGGTGCTTTAGGTTAGCTTGGAATTGGTCTTCTAACTTTTTGGCATCTGATGCTTTTTGCTCGGCCGCTGCGGCTTCTGCTTTGGCTTGTGTAGACTCTGCGTTAGCTTGCTTTTGTAAACCCGCTATTTGATTTTGCGCGCCTTGTGCCATAAGGTTGGACTGTGGCATCGCTTGCTGTTGCGGCTGTTCTGCTGCCGGTTGCACGTTATAATTTTGTGGCATTTCAGGCATTACTTGGGTTGGATTAGGCGAACCTGGGGGACCCGGCACATACCAGCCTGATGCAGGTTTAACAAATGGGTTTGCTTCAAGTGGCTGGTCCGCACCAATTATCGGTGCATCTACTTGAATCATGCCGGACTCATCAGGAATAGCGGAGCCCATAATAGGTGCGTCAACGTAAACCATTCCATCCTCCATAGGAGTAACAGTTCCGCCACCCGCATATCCTTTGACTGCAACGCGACCTGCGGTATTTGGTGCAATACCAGTAACATTATGCACGGTGCCTTGACCGCCTTGATAGGCTTTTATGGCAAGCTGTTCTGCAGTACTAAGCTTACCGCCTTGTGCGGCTTTTTGCATAATGGCACCTAAATTACCCTGTACAACATTACCCGTGCGGCCCGCTGTGCCTGAGCCCATCATTTGTGGTAAACCTTGTTGGCCGAGCTTGTCTTCGGCTAGAGTTGTCATCCAAGACTTGGGCGCACCTACTGCCTCCATAAAAAAATTACCAACGGTATTAGCTGGCTTCAGTTCATCACCTGGTTGTACAATTAACTCTTCGCGTATAGGATGGCCAGCGGCCATGCGTTGTAACGCTTCACGATTCTTTTTTTCGATTTCGTCCATTACTTACCTCGTTTGGCGAGTGCAGCCGCTACAAATTTTGCCGCTGCTTCAGCTGGTTTTTTACCTTGTAATACGCTGCGTGGAATAACTATTTCGCCGGGGCTTAGCATTGTTGGTACAGTGTCATTTTTGGGGGAGTCGCCACTAACGTTTGCTTGGCCTGGCACGTTGCCCCCATTTTGCATGTTCATGAAATGTTGGCCAATAACGCTGCGTGGTCCATTGGCGGGCACTGTTCCGCCTTGATTCATTCCAATAACTGAACCGGCGGCACCGAGGATTGAACCTAAGAAGTTATTTCTGTTTGCGTTCGCTTGATTTTGTGCGCCGACTGCCGCTTGTCCTGCACCGGTAGCCGCGCCAATAGAACTAGCTTGAGCGCCTGCCAAGTTATTTAGGTAGTTGCCAAATTGTTGTTGGTTGGCTTGTTGCTCTTGCATACGCTGAATGCCACCTGCTTGTGCCGCCATTTGGCCTTGCTGTGCTGCTGATTGCTGGAACTGCCGTTGTGCTAGGGCTGGATTAACTGAACGGTTTGCTTGATTGGCTGCAAACTGCTGAGCAATATTACGGTCGGTGGTTGCTTTAATTTGCGCTTCGGCAATAGAAGGTGCTTTGCCCAGGGCCTGGTCTGCCAGTTGTTGACCGTATTGGGTTTGTTGCGGTTGCAAACCAGTTAGCTGCGCGTTTGTTTGTTGCGCATATTGCGCCCCTAATCGTTGTAACCCTTCAAGGCCTGAAGTGTCAATGCCCGCACCGTCGCCGATGTTGCCTAGCATGTTGCCTGCCACATCACCAAGACCGCCGCCAACAGCACCGCCTACCAGACCTCCGGCTAAACCTGCTGGGGACATGGCGCCTGTGACCGTGCCCGCTACTCTGCCTATTTGTCCTAAAACTCCGCCGCCGCCGCCACCCATATTAATCTCCTATTTCCTTTTTAAACCAGATTAGGTTGCCATCGCATGAATGCAGTTGGAACCCATATGCAATTAATGCCTTTAGGCTGGAAGTGCTGCCATTAGCTTTGGGAGCCACGCTTCCAATTAATGTATTATAGCCTTTTAACTTTGCTTGTTTGGCAATCTCGTCTGCCATAGCCGCACCATGCCCTGACTTTCGTTTATCGCCGACCACGTAAATGTCTTCGATGTAAACTGCTTTGATGTCGTGCATATAGGCAAATGTGGCAAAACCGTATTCTGTTTCTATGATGGACTTGCCTTCGCGTTCGTATATGTATTGTGCGTACAAACTCATTATGACGCTCCGTAGCTTCGTGCCGCAGCTTTTTTCCATGACCCAGTTTTCAAACCTAATTCGGCGCTAAAGTTAGATAGTTGAAATCCGGCACCGTTCTCGCCTTGGCCGTAATCTGAGATAGAGAATTTAAACGCTTGGCATTTTTGCCGTTCAGGGAATATGCGGAACTGATACAATGGGAAGCTAGAGCCGTAGGTATCGGTGCCGTAGAAACCATCGCCGTAAGTAGGCGTGGCGAGTACGCCTGCATCAATAGTCGCTTCGGTGCCCCATGATGGGTCGTAGTCATACGCAAACCGTACTTTTAGTGTGTGAGGTGTTATATAAGTACCTAGTAGCATCATTTGGTAAAACCGTTCGAACCCTTGGATTCCTGCCAATGACATCCACGATGTGGTAATTTTAATGCTGATGTAGGAACCGTTGTCACTGTAAAGCCCTGGTGTTTCTAGCATTACTTCGCCATTCTCTCGAATGTACGTGTAAGCACCATTGTACAGCACGGAGTCCACGGCGTCAATATTTGTGTCAGTTGCCCATTTTTTAACGTAGTAATCATATACCAGCTGCAAGTCTGAGTCAGTAGTAAATCGTATTTCGTTGTTTTCTTGTAGTAGTGTAGCTGATGTAATAGTTAGGTCGTTATAACCAGCTACACTGTCACCTATATATGACACTCCCAGTTGTCGGTCCAACAGGTAAATACCCTTAGAAGACTTGAACATTAACCCTATGGGGGATACTACAATACTGTTGGCATCTACGCAGCCCGCATCAGAAGTTATGAGTACTGGGGTGCGGTAGTCGTCATCTTGGCCTGTTGGATTTGGACCTTGGCCATTCAAGGCAAATAACGCCTGCTCCTTGAAGATGATTAGGTTGTCGTCCATTACTGCAAGAGTTGTGCCAACGCCGCCTTTGGCGTCTAGGTTTATTTGGAATTCAGCTGCAAAGTTCGCCGGTTCGTTTTGCTGTCTAACTTTTGTATACTGTAGCGTGTAGCCGTCAGAACCTAACACGAATAGCCGAGCTTTATATGACGTAATTTGCTTTGACGAGTTAGCTGCGACGTTATCCAGCACGCCGCCAGTAGTATAAAGAATTTCGTTGTTAATTAGTTCTGCGTCTGACATGGTGTCGGTGAATGTAATTGATTCAACCGATGGGTCATTTAGTATTACGTCTGCGTAGTTGTAGGACCGTAGATAAAAGGTTGTGCCATTTACTTCAGTTCTGTAAATTTCGATTATTACATCGTCCTTTTGAGTTAGCGTTAGAGTAAATACTCTAATCGTAGGCTTTTTGGGGCCGCCGGTAACTGTGTAGCTTAGTGGCAATGACGTAGTTGAACGATGCACTTGGCCCCATTTGTCAGTCCATTTGTAAACTGCAATGTACTGGTAGGTTCCGTCTGTTAAGACTGCGCCGGTAGCTGTTTCTGATACAAATACTGGCGTTGGAGGCGTTTCTAGGAAGTTATGTTCAACTACGGCGTCACCGTCGTACATTTTAAGTATGCCGCCAGCAATGTGCAGGTTGTTGCCCAGTTGTGCATCAAAGTAATTGTTTAACTGTGAAAAGTTAGCTAAAAACTTCTTGATGGTGGTGGGAACTGTTACTGCAGAGGTCGCTAGGTTTGCTTGTAACTGCGCTGCTTCGCCACCTGTAAATGCAATAGTGTCGTCATCCTCGGAGTTCATGTTAGGAAGTGTTGCACCTGCACGGAATACGCCTGCGTCGATAGTAAACTTGGTCAATAAGTTACCGTCTTCAGAACCAATAAAGTAAGTTCTGAACGGAGACGCTGTTAAATAAGAAGCGCTTTTGCTGCACGCAAAGTAAATTTTGTTATCAACGTTTATAAGCTTGGATTGTAAACTAACTTGGTTTATAACTGTGCCGGATGAGGCAATGGCGCCCGCGCTGGATACTTTGTACTTCTTTAGGATGTATGGGTCTACGGCAATGCTAGCGTATATTTGGGATGCTGATGAACTGGATGGTGATTGAATGCACGCAACACTGGAAACATCTGTGCTAGCTTCTAAAGTAACGGCGGAATGTATTGGCGCAGTTAAAGTAGGAGAATAGAGTATTGTTTTAAGCACTGTGCCTGTTAGGCCGCCGTAAACATACCGGATGTTGGCGCCTTCGCTGCTGACTGCTACGCGGTTGAACGCGCTGGCGTCTGGTATGGCAATAGGTCCTGCAATAGAAGAGTCAGAAGCTACGTATCCCACATTAAGACCGGTAGCGCCTGGAGCTACAAAATAAGCTTTGTCGCCTATTTGCTGAACATCGTAGGCAGCGGACGCTGCAGTAGTTACGGCTGTTGCGGCTGAAAGGGTAGATGGGTCCCCAAAGTTAATAGTCCTAAAATAAATAACGCCGGCCGCAAAGTAGAATATGAAGAAGGTGCCATAAATTCCGCACACCATTGGCAACGTGGCACTTGCTATGTCGCCGGTAAAAAGCACAGAGCCAGTAGGGTTATCAATAACTCGATACTCAATGTCAGTGCTGGAGACTCCATTTTTTTCGTATGCATAAACAGTTAAATTACTAAGCGTGTAATGGCACGGGTTTAATAACTTGTAGCCGTTAGATGCAACACTGTACTCCGTACTAAGCGCGTACTTAGTTATTCCTTTGTCCACCCATTGGTTTTCCGATTCAGAATACGAGAAAATATTGTTGGCGTTATATCGAAGTAATTCGTTATTAAATGTAGCAAGCGCTTTGCCATCAGTAATAGGGGTGCTGCCTAGAACATTGTTGGTGTAAGCGTCGTAGCCGTTACGCTTGATAAATGCTTTTGTTTTACTAAAGCGAATGTTTTCCAACTCTAGGAAGTCGGTAGGCAGTACGTTTTTGTCGTCAGTTTTAGTATCAAGTCCGCCGTCTACTGACATGCGAACTACTTGCTTTTGCAAAGCCATTCAGCACGTCCTTAGTATTTGATGATATAGTTGGTGACTAGGTAGGGCTGCATTACGTTTGATGGTGTGCTGGCTCCGGCGTTTCCTGTTTCAGTAATGCTGCTTGAGCTGGTTAGGCCGACAGTTGGTGCAGTTCCATCTGTAGACATTGAGTAGTCCAAAGCATCGCCGGCACTGCGCTGCCTTGCTGGTGCGGTTGTATTTGAAATTGCAGTTACATTGGCAGTTGATACGTTACCAGCTATGAAGTGGGTGTGAGCTAGGCCGCCGTGGACGTGGGCAAAAAGTTCGGTAGCGGTTTGAATGTGAGATGCCTCGCCAGCTGCAACGCCCAGTGTACGCGTAGTACTTCCAAGAACCGGGTCAGTGTAAGTACCTGCACCAACTGGCACCCGGCCATTCATGTTTGGAATATTGAAGGTAGTAGTACCATCACCAATGCCAAAGGTTGTGCCAATAGCAATAAACAAATCAGAATAGGTTGAACGCGATACTGCAGCACCGTTACAAAGTAAAAAGCCGGTTGGGGCACTGGAGCCGCCGTACGGCCAGAAAACGCCTGCCGGCACTGTAGCTGTTGATGACACATTCACACCATTGCCAACCGTAACTTGCACCGGGGTGCCTGAACCGTTATTAAAATATAAGTCGCCGTTTACGTCGTACAAAGAATCAGTTACTGACGGTCCAAGCACCGACGGCTGCTGGTCCATTTCTAAACGGTCAGCCTCCAGTAAAGCGTTTGAGTTTAGGCTTAGGTCGTCATCAATATTAAGGCCTGCGGTTGGTACTGGCACGCCGTTGCCTGATGTGTGGTCGTGTGCATCAACTACGTCAAATGCGGCATTAACACTGTCTGCCCATGTAGGGCCAGACGTGTCGGAGGGCGTTGGCAGTGCTAGATTCATGTTTGGCGTTACTGGCATATTGGCCCCTTAAAATACGTAAATGTCAACAGTCACATTTGCCGACGAAGTTAAAAATAAAGTAAGTTCAGGGTTTGGGTTCACGTCTTGGGTGTCGTAGAATGTGGCAGATGCACGCACTCGAACCATTGTCCATCCTTGTAACTTACGGCCTAGTTTGTGATTAATAATGTTAGAACCGGTTGACAGCTCTACGTTCTTAAGCACCAGGCCACCTGTGAACGTATTAGTGACTACAGGGTCTAGTTGGGACGCCCATGTTTGCTGTAGCAGCGTTAACTCTCGGATGTCCGTCTTATATTTAGGTAAGGCCATTAGAAGCCTGCCCAACCACCGTCAGACCCACCAGTGCCGTAGCCGCCACCATTCCTACTAGCAAAAGACCTAGTATTGGAAATAGTATCTGGTTGTCCTATGTCACGGTTAATAGCTGTTTCTTCAATACGCTTGATTAAGGCTTGTTTCTGCATCATTAGTGCAGTGACGTCCGATTCTTCTTTTTGTAGTGCTTTGATGGCAGCGTCTACGATAATATATTCTGTCCAGCCGGAAACGCCGTCAGCGACATCCGTATCTTTAAGTAGGCGAGTCATACGCGGCACGTACCAAACTTGAATATACTGGTTGGCGGAAGGGGTGGGAATCAAGTTAATAGTGTTACCCATTAGTCTATAGCGCATGTTAAACACGCCCATAAAGGTACTTGTAATATTTGGGTAGACGTATCGGTTGCGTTCGATAAAGTCGTACTTGTGCAACGTTACCCACGCGTTAGAACTGTTTGGGCCGAGCCCACAATCTACGCCCAGCAGGTTGTAGAACGGTTTGCATACGTTACCGTCAACGTCAAGGAACGTGCTGGAGCCATCAGGCACGGGGTACATATTTGAAGACCCGTTAGTTTGAAATTGGTACGCTTTAGCAAAGAACCAGTCCTCGTAACAGTTCTTCAATAAATCATATAGTTCAAAGTAGGACTGATTGATGTTGTTGTTCCACTCTTCAGTGGTTAGGAAGTTACTATTAACCCTGTCAGCACGTTGCTTGGCTTGGGTGCGGATGGCGAGTAACGAATCATTGCCGGTGTACGTGGGAATGGTTGTTTGGGCACCGGTCTGGGCTGATTCATCAACGCCTGTTAATGCTGATATTTTGTACCAGTATTGGGTGTTTACGGTCACTGCAGTATCTAAATAGTTATTTATTGATACGGTAGTTAGCAAGGCGTAGGTAATATTGTCAGCGGAACGGTATATTTTATACGTGTTTGCCCCAGCTGTTATGTCCCAGCTGAGGTACACTTGTCCGTTTCCCTGCTGAACTAGCAGGTTAGATGGGGTCGCCGGTGCTGCCATTAGCTACTCCTTAAGAGCCGCTGTTTCGTAGCATAAGCTGGACAAAGATTACTTCGTCGTCAGCAAGGTCAGTGGGTGTTGCGCCTGCAACGACTCTGATTATCATATTTGGGTCTTCGTCGTCTGTTACGTCTTGAGACTCAATTTGCACTTCTCGGTCTTTGACAGACGGCAACAACAGTTCAAAGTTAGCTGACAGCAGCTTATAGAACTTATCTTGCAGTGACAATTTGTAAATACCTGTGCCAATTTGTGTCATAGCCAAGTCTTTAGCGTCAGAAGAAAATGCAGTATCGGCACCTGATGCCAATGGGGTTGCTACTTGAAGAGTTGCTGCAGTCGCACCGCTAACAACAGATACGCTGATAAGAGCAGCTGCGGCAGATGAGTTATCAAGTGCTGTTTTTACTTGGGTACGGGTAGAGACTGCTGATTCAATTTGTACGCTGATTGCGTTACCTGATACAGTTACAACCTCAGAACCTGCAGTTCCACCAGCTACTAAAGCGATGGTGATGCTGTTGCCAGCTGAGCCCATGATGTCGGCGGTGTAGGTAATTCCGTTGGCAACCAAAGTTGCAAATGCGCCAGTTGCGCCAGATTGTTCGAATGAGCCCATGAGCATGACTGGCATGCGTTCTTGGCTATACATGAATTGTTTGTAACTTCTATTTGCCATTTGATACCCCTTTGGTAACGGGCGGAGTGGTTTTAGTGCTAATTGGTCGCCCCTGACATGTAGCACGCCTTGGTAGGCAATAACGTATTAACGGCTAAATTACTACATATAAGTATACAATTGTACGCCTAATGTATACA